CGGATTCTTGGTAACGGTAACTATGGTGTAATTACTGGCGGAGACATTACAGTATTTTCTGCTGCAACAGGTAGCGCTACATTGACCGCTAGTGAAGTTTTTGTTGACAGCCTGTATTACCCCGTATCTACTGCAACTCTTACGTTTACCGCCGCAAACACAGATCCACGCTTTGACATTATTGTTGCATCTGTTACTTCGGGTATAGCAACATATATAACAGTTGTAGGAACTGCTAGTGCAACTAATCCAGTTTTTCCAACAATTGCATCAAACCAAGTTCCTTTGTATGCTCTTTACCGCAAATCAGGTACAACTTTTAATAGTCTAAGTGTTGTAGACAAACGTAAGTTTGTTGAAACAGTAATTCGTTCTGGCAGTGTTACACCCACGGTAGCAGCAGAACCTGGTGATTTGTACTTCAAGACAGGAACCCCAGCAACAGAACAATCATCTCTGTATGTTTACTCAACTGAGATTGGTTGGCAAAACCTTGCTAAGTATGAGGGGCCAACAGATGTGGGTCTAAACCAATTCTTATTGGGTGGGCTGTGAACGAAGAAACTCTTCCAACTCCCGAAGGCAGCATTACAGACATTGTCAGAGTACGACGTTTCAACCTAGGTAGGTTTAGAGAATCACAGCCAGCAGTGGGTCAGCAACTTCAAGACACCGTCCCTGGTTCTGGTTCTGGTGACCAATAGTAAAGTAAACTATAAGCATGCATGTTGAGTACTCCCCTACAATTGTTGACACAGTTACGGACATAGCCCGAGGGTACCTTCGTGACTATCCTAAGTTTTTCCAAGTTTCTTTTGACGCTGTTGGTAGGACATACGAACTAGGTACTCCTAACATTGACCCAGATCTTCTATGGGTGGCTACATACACATCCAATACCCCAACAGAACTTAGCGCAAATACTAGTGCTTCCGCCCACTACTCATTAGATGCTCGCAATGGAATCATTCGGTTAAGTGGAACTCAAGCAGCGAATACTAAGATACTTGTAGAAGGTTATTACTATGACTGGGTTTTGCCCACAGACTTAGCATTCTATGCTGGACATGCCATTGAACAGCATGTGTACAACTTGGATATCCCAATAGAAAGCATGAGTTCTATTGTTATAGATACTATTGGAATGTCTTGTGTAGTTGAATGTCTTTGGGGCTTAATGACCGAATATAGCCGAGACATAGACGTAACCACATCTGAGTCTGTGCATATCCCTGCCAGTCAGAGGTTTAGAATGGTTCAAAGCCTTTTAGAGTTTTGGCAGAATAGTTATAACCGACAGGCTCGGGCACTTAATATTGGCTTTGAAAGAATTGAAATAATGAATCTTCGTCGTGTTTCTCGTACTACTGGACTTCTTGTTCCACTGTATAAAGATCGTGAACTTGGGTATTATGGACCACTTGAAAGAATCTTCCCAGAAATTAGTCCAGGAGTCATTCCAGTTGATGGCGACAATAGTGAGCCACTCCGAAAAGATGTCATTGTTGATTTTGCTCCCGAACAGGGGTACTCAGGTTCTTCAGTAATAGGGTACTAACTCATGGACACAAGGCGTGAACTTAACCTAATCCGTAACAAGTACCATCAATACCAGCGCAATGCTGGCGAGTTCATTACGTGGTTTGAGTTTATTCCCTTTGGTGCTGGGGGTAGTTCCCTAGATGATGTCTATGACGAGGGCAATACCTCCACTGGTGGTAAGAAGTATAAAGATGGAATAGTGCTCCCAACTCTGATGATTACTGAAACTGAAGATACCAAACGGGCTATTCCTGAAGGTCGTCAGCCAGTACAAGTAGTTAACGTAGTTTTTTCTATTGAAGATATGCGTACTGGTGGGGTCAACCAACCATTTGAATACCAGCGCCACTTAAACGATATGTTCTTTTATGATGCCCGTTACTACGGTGTCTCTATGTATCGGGTACGAGGTAGAGCAAAAGACGATGTTCTTGTAGTAGTTGAAGGTTTAGAAATTTATGTTGATGAGGAAATGGTAAATGATCCAGGTCCAGCAGCGATGAATACTCAAGACTATCCTTGGCCTGTAAACCTCCCAGCGTCTACCTGATAAACTTATATTGCTTGATGAGCGTCAAGCGATACAACGCCTAGAACTGAGGAGTCATCATGGTTGCTACACCTGCTATTGCCCATAACTCCAGTTCTAAGAAACTCATTGAAGGTTGTCCAGCACCACTTGCTTACTACGGTGACTTAATGATTAACCTGGAAACGTACCTTAATGACATCATTGAAGAATGCAGGAAAGAAGAAGTATCCCGTATTCAAGGCGTACTCCCACAGAAGGACAAAGGTTGGGAAGATATTGCAGAAGACTTTAGGATCCAATGGGACAATAAAGATGGTTCATTTGTATATGGAACTACTGCAAAGTCTAGTAAAAAAGCAATGGAAATTGAGTATGGTTCTCCAAGTACGGGAGCAAAGTCAATACTTCGCCATGAAGTTATCACTGCTAACTCCAAGTTTGGTAAGTCCATTGAGCGTAAACTAAAGAAGTTAGCCGATACTGGGCGTAGCAAATGAAAACTGGCTTTATCCTTGCAGAAGACGAAGCAATTAAAGCAAGGTTTAGTTCTCTGTATGTGATTGATGATCGTAACGCCCATCGTCCTGTCAAAGTATTCTTTCGCTATCCAGAGGGAGAAACTGAGCGGGAATACCCATTTGTTACTATTGAACTTATAGATGTGTTGCATGCCACAGACCGTCAATACTCCGATAACCCTGTGTACTTTGACACGACTCATAATGCTCGGTTTGATGACCACCCAGCCTTTGCTACCTACTGGCCTAGTGAAGCGTCTGTAGTAAGCGCTAGTAACTCCTATTCTGCTAGCGCTCATTTTATGACTGCCGACCCATTTATCCCTGTGGATCTTCTTTATCAAGTTTCTGTCTACTGCCGATCTGCACTACATGACAGACAATTAACTTCTACCCTACTTTCAAAGGTTGTTCCCTTCAGGTATAACTCCATTCGTATCCCCGCAGACAATACGGTACGAAGGTTTGACATGCTGGATTGGACCAATGCGGATCTACTGGATACTGAATCAGGGTACAGAAAACGCATATTCCGTAAGGTGTTAACATTAAAAATGTCAGCAGAAATTACAGGACAAGAGTTAGTGCAGTTGGCGCAGACAAAACCTGTCACGTCAATCAGTAGTACAATTAGCCATCAAACCTATGTTTTTAACTCGTGATTTTCCTATCAAAACCCCCACTAAGTTAGAGGAGTAAATAATGGCTTACGAACGCCCAGGAGTATACGTACAAGAAGGTACGTTTGCGACAAACATTCAACAGAACACTGGATCAACGGCTGCTGCATTCTTAGGAACAGCAGCACGAGGACCAATTACCCCAACGCTGATTACAACTTGGGCTATGTACAAAGCGCTCTTTGGTGATCTAGAGATTGCTTACGATCTTGGCTATGCCGTTTATCATTACTTTGCTAATGGTGGACAGGCTGCATATGTTGCTCGTGTTGCCGATGCCGCAGCAGTAGTTTCTGCTGGTGCCCTCACTGGAACTCCAGCAGGTGGATCACTCACCAACTTGGTTCTCCTAAATGCAAAGTCGGTTGGATCATGGGGTAACAACCTCACTGCTGATTACACATTCCAATCAGAAACACTTACTGCTATCACAACTGCGCCAAAAGCAAATATTGATTCATTGTTTACTATTACAATAAACCTTGAAGGAACAACAGTAGAGAGTTGGTCTGGACTATCTTTGAATCCAGAAAGCAATCGTTATGTTGCTACAGTTCTAAATAACTACTCTTCGTATGTAACTTCAGCAAGCGTAGCAACAGTTGCTAGTGGAGTTGCTATTACAGTGACTGGTGTTGGTGTAGCCGATTATGTAGCAAACACTGCTTTCTCGGGTGGATCTAACGGCTCATCCATTGACTCAACTGACTGGTCAAATACCATTAACCGCTACGACACAATTGCTCCAGGTTTGTTGTTTAACTTAGTTGGACAAACTTCCTCAACAATTATTAACAACGCTATTTCTGTCATGGCTGCTCGTGGAAACTCATTCTTAATCATTGATAGCCCACTCACAGCAACTACAAAACAAACTTTGGCAGACGCTGTTGAGCCATACACTAAGTCAAGTTACGCAGCAGTGTACGGACCAGCACTTAAGATGTTTGACCCAACAAAGACTGGTGCTGCCGCTGTTCGTGACACTTACCCAGGTGGAGCAGTTGCTGGTGCGTTTGTTCGTTCAGAAGTATCACGAGGTATTGCAAAGTCGCCTGCTGGTTACGGACTTGATCTCCGTAATGTGTACGGCTTGCTTGCAAACCTTACTGAAGCAGAGCAGGGTACCTTGTACAAAGAAAATCAATTGAACTTGTTTACCTTAGTTCCTGGAGTAGGAGTCATCATTAATGGCTCTCGCACACAGGCTCGTAACACTTCAGATAAGTTTGTGTCGGTTCGCCGCTCACTTAACTTCCTTAAAGATACGTTGAAGACAACTACTGCATCGTCACTCTTTGAGCCAAACGATGACCGACTTTGGACAGACCTTACTGTTCGCATTACTGCCCTGCTAAATACATTCTGGGCAACTGGTGGACTCAAAGGACGCACAGCACAAGAAGCATTCTTTGTAAATTGTGGAGCAGGAAACAACACGTCAACAGATATTGAAAATGGAGTTGTAAACATTGAAGTAGGCGTTGCCTTGCAATCACCTGCTGAATTTATCGTAATCACCATCAGTCAATGGACTGGTGGAAGCACAGTAACCACTAATATCTAGGAGACACTAATGCCAAATGCACAAACCCAGCGTACAGATCCTCTACGTAACTTTAAATTTACGGTACGATTTGTCCCTATTGATGACTCACTTAAAGGCCTACTTGATGGTGTAGGCGATCTGGGCTTTGCCCAAGTTGGTGGGCTATCAGTACAAAATGAGTTAATTGCTTACCGTGAAGGTGGCATGAACACACACCCACACAAGATGATTGGTCAATCAGATTTCCCAGCAGTTTCTTTTGCTCGTGGTGCTTTCTCTGGTCAAGATCAATTGTGGAAGTGGCAGAAATTCATGCATGCTTGGATCAACGGTGGTGTTAATGGTTTTAATGGTGGCTCCGCAGGAGATGCTATTAACTACCGTTGTGACATCCTTGTTAAAGTGTACGACCACCCATACATGGCTGGAGATGCTCAATATCAAATGGACAACACTGCTGGTACATCAGTAAAGCCAGGTAATGTTAAATTAGCATTTAAGATGTTTAATTGCTGGCCTGGCGCTTATGGTCTTAGTGATCTTAATGCTGGTGATAACGGAATCATGGTACAACAGATGAATATCCACCATGAGGGTTTCTACGTTGAATGGGATCCAGCACAGGTTGATGCACTAGCCGCACGATAATTCGTTTTAAGATAGTATTCGTTTACCAAACAATTAGGAGTAGTAATGGCAACACAATCTGATGCTATGGCCCTTAACCAGGCCATGTCTGATCCAGTACCCCGTATTCAAGAATCACCAGATGTAACTATTGAACTCTTCCGAGGAGTTAAAAATATTACTACTGGCGAGTGGGAAACCACTGCCGTAGTATCTGAACTCACTGGAGAAGATGAGGAGGCGCTTGCGGCTCTTGATTCCGATGATGATTTATTGTACGCACAATATATGGCAGCCCTTCTTAAAAGAAGTGTTGTCTCTATTGGAAACACCAGTATTAAAGATAAGCCATCGGTTATTGATTCTCTTATTATCGGTGATAGGGATGCTTTGTTCCTGGCTACGGTCAGAGCAACGTATGGCAACAAACGAGAATACTTAATTAACTGCCCTCATTGTCGTTTAAGCAATGACGTGTCTATTAACTTAGATGACTTCCCTAACCGTGACAGTGAAATAGATCCAAAAGAACCCATTGAGGTTGTACTTAAAAACGGGACAGTACAGAAGTTTGACTTGGTTACTGGCTCTGATAGTCAGTATGTCAGCAAGACAGCAACAACTATTCCAGAGCAAAACACCATCCTTATTGCTAGGTGTGCTGTTTGGGCAGAGGGCACTAAGCCCAATGATCCATTGGTTTGGGCTAAGAAATTGGGTATGAAAGACCGAGCAAAAATCATTGACAGATTATTGGAAGCACAACCTGGCCCAGAAATCAAGGAGGTGGATGCCCACTGTGCCCATTGCGAAAAGCCTTTCCCAATCATGCTTAACTGGGCCTCACTTTTATTCGGCTAATTTAGTAGTAACATATTGGGACTACGATTCCATAGCAACTGTTTACAAGGGCTTTTCGCTCAAAGATATTAAAACGATGACTGTACGGCAAAGATCCTACTGGTCAGCAATGAGCAAATGGCGTAAACAGGAGTCATAATGGCAGAGAAAAACCTAGGAGATCTTCGTACCAAGTTCAAACTTGATACGGAATCTATTGATAAGTTGGCTAAAAGCGTTAAAGGCGTTCGTGGTGACTTTGAATGGCTTAGTAAAAACCTAACGCAAATTAATACCAAATTAGATAAAACTCTTAAAGCCTTACAGGGTATCCAAAAGGCTGGTGGTCTTCCAGGAACACAAGCAAATAAAAGTGCTGGTGGTATTGAGTTACCACTAGGTTCAGCCAATAACAATACTAGTAACCCAACAATCCAAGCCAACTCAACAGACGCTAAGCAAGCAATTCAAAACATCACTATTAACCAAGCCGCTGGTGGTGGGGGCGGTGGAGGAGGAGGAGGAGGAGGAGGGGGTGTTGGAAGAACGGGAGGAATGCTTGCTGGTACTGCAATGCAAGTATTTCAATCTAGTCTTCAGGCACTAGACAATCGTATAAATAGCAATTACCAAAGATCTCTTGGTGCTGACAAACTTGGTGTTTACTACCAGCAAAACAAAGGAATTACAAACAATCAGTATTACCACCAACTGCGAGAACCACTTCAAAATCAACGACTTGGTTATGGTGGAATTGATACGTTGCTTTCGCTTCAAGCAAGTACAGGGATTGAAGCATCTAAACAAGCAGGTGGTATTGCTGGGCTTCGTGCCGTGTCTGGGTATTCCTATTCAACTGGGGACATGGCAAACATGGTTAATACTTTGGGATCTGCCCAAGTAAACAACCGTATGACCATGATGCTTGGAACAGGTATCTATGGAGTAGGTGGACAACAACGTGGCATTGACCAAGTTATTAAAGACATTACAAAGAATTCTGGTTTAACTAATGCTGGAGTGCTTAAGGGAGCACGTCAATCTGGGTCGGTAACAAGAACACGGTTGGAATCAATGGGTGTTCCACCAGACATGATTGACATGGTTCTTGACTATGCCGATTCTAATGTTGCGTATCAGAAGAAGGGTGGGAAGGGAATGTACGACCCTTCCAATAAAGAACAACGAAAGATGATGGGAATTGAAAAGAACTTTGCAACACAAGCAGAAGAGACTGCCCGTGTAAAAGAAGGAAGAGATGAGAACTTCTATAAGCGTCAAGCAGATAACTACGCCCGCATGGAAGAAGGAATTCAGAAAGTAACTAAGGCTTTAGGCGCATTTGAAGATAAACTTTCTGGAATTGTTGGGGCAGGGGTATCTACTAAAGGTGGAATGGCAAGAAAACTTGGTGGAATGGGACTGATGGGGCTGGGTGTCCTCTCAGGTGTAATGTCTGGAGGTACGTTAACACCGCTTGCTATGGGTATGATTGGTGCTGGCGGTGTAATGGCTAGTGGTGACCCTATGCCAGCAGATAAAAAACAACGATCTGGTGTGTCTGTACCTATGGGCTACTCTAAGCCTGCTAACCGTGTTCCACTTTCTCAAGTAGCAACTGCATCTACATTTGCGCCAATGAACACAACATTTAAGAACCGCCTGCTACAGATGTTTGCGGAGAACCCCAACGTAGGTATTGGTGAAGGTATCCGTTCAGAGGGTACACAAAAGCAACTATTCCTTTCTCGCTATTCAAAAGTAACGGATGGATCAGAGGGCGATGCTGAATGGAATGGGGAACAGTACAAACACACAAGCGGTGCTCCTGCGGCACCTCCAGGAAAGTCTATGCACGAAATTGGACTTGCTGCCGACCTTGTTGGAGACCTTGACTGGGTACAGAAGAATGCTGCCCGATTTGGACTTAAGACTTTTGGAGATGTCAACGGTGAGCCTTGGCACATTCAACCAGCAGAACTTCCTAACTCCCGATGGGAATATGAAAAGAATGGTTCTAAATGGGGCGCTCCTCCAGGAACATCTAAAGGAAGCAGTGGATCAGATACTGGTGCTTACATTATTGGAGATAAGTACGTAGGCAAAAGTGGTAGTGGTGGAGCAGGGACGTACAGTACATTTCAAGGAATGTCCCTAAGTCAACAAATAAGTGCAATATCTTCTGAAAACCACCAAGCAATGGGTGGTGCTTCTGGAAGTGGTAGTAGCAGTGTGCAAGCACAAAGCACTGGAAAGACTTCTAGTTCAACTCCACAATCCGCAGGAACTCCTCCAGCAGGAACAATTGATCCTGTAACACTTGCAACTTTGATGTACAAGCGAGGGTTTCGTGGACAGCACCTGTTGAACATGATGGCAATTGCAGGTAGAGAATCTGCGTGGACACCTGGAGCATATAACGGAGTTGGAGTAGATCGTTCATATGGTTTATTCCAAATCAATATGAAAGGCAGCCTTGGACCAGATCGCTTGAAGAAAATCGGTATCCAAACTAACGAAGACCTTTATGATCCAATCAACAATATTAAAGGTGCTTGGATACTGGGTGGTGGAAAGAGTGAGAATTATGTCCCTTGGAAACACGAAGGTGGTCCAATGGCTAAGACAGAAAGTTGGATGCAGAAAGCAAAAGTTGCTGCCCACACTGCTGGTGTTGATCGTGGTGACCCTATGCCTAGTGGACCATCTCGTGGAGCACCAAACGTACAAGTACAAGGTGGAACTAATGTTACAATTGCTCCTAATATCTATGTAACTTCCTCTGGTAGTACACAACAAGACGCAAGAAAGATGGCGCAAGAAATTGCCCAAATTATGGAACGAGAACTTAGAAAAGAACTGTTGAGGAATGGCTAATGGCATACGGCGGAGAAGACGCACAATATAATAAAAAGGTAGTGGTTCCTGCTGTCAAAACTTCAAGTACTACGATTAAGAAAAAGTTTGTTGATGCAAAGGACACTCGTACTGTTACATCAAAAGCACTTTCAACATTTACTCAAACTCAAAATCAAGAAGCACAAGCAAGACTTGCTTCAACTGGGTTTACGCAGTATGAACAAAACCCAAAATTCATTTACCCTGGCACAAGAGACACTGTTAGAGCCAGAAATACGGTAGGTGGAACAACCATCAATCGTGGATATGTGCGAAGATTAACTGAATTTTATGCCAGACAGTCCTCTGGATCAGACACTCCATCAGTACTAAGTAACTTAAAGTGTAACTTTCAGTTTAACCCAGACAGCATTACTCGTGCAATCCAGTCTGATACTAGTATGCAGTTTTTCTTTAATCAAGACCCTGCTCAACTTACCCAACCAGTTCCTGGTAAAGCAGGCTATGCATTTGATCTTTTGTTTAACAGAGAAGCCGAGGTAAATAGTGGAAAATACCTTATGGGTGGAAAATTACTAAAAGGTAACCGAGCAGCAGTAGGTACAGACAATAGTAGTTTTGAGCAAGTAACTTCTAGATTCCTTCAAGATGACGCAAAATATGATCCTTCTTGGGTAACTGAAATTGGTGTACTTGCAGACATCATGGTGCTAGACGATATCTTGGGAGTTGGTCTTGCTAAAGATGTTGTTAAGGCTATTACTAACAATGCTCTTTCGTTAGCCGCAGAAGAACAAGAAAAAGTTGATCCAAACGATGCGACCAGCACAGTAAAGGAAACTGTATACGACTCAACCAGAATGAATAACTTTACTTCTAATTTAGGAAACAAAGCATTTCTTGTTCCGCAACCTATTCGTGTGGTGTTTAGTGATTGGATGATGATTGAAGGATTTGTTACTAGTAGTCAAGTTACTTTTAATAAATTCACTCGTGGCTTTATTCCTACGCAATGCTCAGTTGCTGTGCAAATGCAAGCCCTGTATATTGGGTTTGTCCAGCAAAAAACATTCCTAACAGACATGCCTGTCCTTCCAAAAAGTGAAATTGATGGAACAGATGGCATTCCTGATCCACCAGCGGCAGGTACTCAAGAACGAATTATCTATGATCAAACAACGGCTGGACTCACCAACTTCTTAGACAAGTGTAATTGGGATCAAGGTAAGAGTGACTCACACTTTCTATTGCAAGACATATTTGCTAAGACTGCACAAAGTAACAAGTTTAACTTTTACACGGGGATATCTAACGAAGGAATGGCCTTTTGGAAATCTGTTGGTGATACAGCAACAAATGCAGGTGGCATTGACTTTACGTTCTCTGGAAAGATGTCTTTTTGGTGGGCAGAACATGTTTCTAATGCAAGCAATACTCGGGATACAACAGTAAAAAATGCTACGGGTTCAGGGTTAACTTATGCACTTGGTCCTCCAGAGACCACCAGTGCTTGGACACGTTTTGGAACTAAAGAAAATCCATTTGTAATGTCCATAAATAACCATCCTTGTAAATTCCTAGTAAGCATTGTTGGAGCAATTGGTGAAACAAGGGCCATGTTAGTGCTTGGTAAATTTTCACAATACTTATACGAGTCTGGAGAAGATGCCATGTGGGAGTGGGAACTTGCTCAACCAATAGCACAACTACCTTTTAAACAAGATCGCTTCTATGGAGAGATTGAATTGACTGTGCAATGCACCCGTGGTGGTGTGGTTGTAGATGTTCCACAGAAGATTGTTCATAAATTTTCAGGAGTAGAGGCAAGTGGAAAACGTGGGATTGCTATCGGAAATAACCCAATGCTTGGTGGTGTTCCTTTTACTGTGGTTGCTTCATGATTACTGCATTGTCTAGATATGAGTACAACCCAGTTGTATTAGATGACGGTGCAGTAACTGCATCTCGCAAAACTGTATCTGATGTGCCTGTGTTTCTTTATACTCTTAAGTATGGTGACACCCTAGAATCACTTGCGGCAAAACTCTATGGGGATCCAGGGCAATGGTGGAGGTT